AGGTAAAGGTACTCTAGAAGCAAATACAACCGCAGATAGTAATACAGCAGTTGGAACAAATGCCATGCAGAGCAACACTACAGGTACAAATAACGTAGCAGTTGGTGATGGTGCTTTAGACGCTAATACAACAGCAGCAGGTAATAATGCGGTTGGAAAAGCAGCTTTAGGAGCTAACACTACAGGTGCTTCAAATGTTGCAATGGGGCAACAAGCCTTAACAACAAACACTACAGGTAGTAACAATACAGCCATTGGTCATGTTGCTCTTGGAGATAGTACAACAGCATCTAACAATACAGCAGTTGGATATCTTGCTTTAAACGCAAACACTACAGGCTCAGAAAACGTGGCTGTAGGCGGCAACGCTCTTAAATCCGTAACCACGACAACCGCAAGTACAGCAGTTGGATATAGAGCTTTAGAAGATGCCACAGGAGAACAAAACACTGCTATAGGAAACTCTGCACTAAGAGAAAATACGTCAGCATCTAACAATACTTCTGTTGGTTTTTTTGCTCTTGGCTCAAACACTACAGGTGCAAATAACGTAGCAATAGGTGCTTCATCTTTAGATGTTAATACTACAGGTAATGGCAATAATGCTATTGGTGTAAATTCTTTAGGGGCAAACACTACAGCAGCAGGAAACAATGCTATGGGTTCAAGTGCATTGTTATCAAACACAACAGGAGCGACAAACACAGCATTGGGTCATACAGCTATGAACCAAAACACCACAGGTGCTAATAATGCTGCTATGGGTGCAAGTGCTCTGGCTAACAATACTACAGCTTCTAATAATACAGCAGTTGGTGTTAGTGCTTTATTTTCTAACACTACAGGTACAGCTAATGTTGCTTTAGGTGCTTTTGCTTTAGATGCCAATACAACAGCTTCAGATATAACAGCAATTGGATATAGTGCTTTAGGAGCAAATACTACTGGTTCTGATAATTCTGCATTTGGGTCAAGTGCCTTAACTAGCAACACAACGGGTTCTGGTAACACAGCAGTTGGAAGAATAGCTTTAGATGCAAATACGACAGGTATACATAACACAGCAGTGGGTTATGATGCTTTAGGAGTAAACACTACAGGACAGCTTAACACTTCTGTTGGCTATGAATCTTTAGCAGCAAATACAACTGCATCTAGTAACCAAGCATTTGGTAGACGTGCTTTGTATGCAAACACAACTGGTACAGAAAATAATGCTTTTGGGTATTTGGCTTTAGACGCAAACACAACTGGTTCGTATAACGTAGCTATGGGTGTTAATGCTTTAGGTGACAACACTACTGCAAATAATAACACAGGTATTGGACATGATGCAGGTGGTCAGATTACAACTGGTGTTAATAATGTAGCAGTTGGTTACGATTCAGCAGATGCTTTAACAACTGGTAGTAAAAATATTTGTGTTGGAAAACAATCAAAACCTAATTCTGCATCTGGAACTGGTCAAATTGTAATAGGTACAGATTTAACAGGAGCAGGTGACAACACTACTGCTTTTGGACAAACTGCTGTAGGTAGAGTGTACAACTCCTACGCAACAAACGCTTCATGGACTAGAGACTCAGACGAAAGATTAAAACAAGATATACAAGATGCAACTTTAGGTTTGGACTTTATAAATGATTTAAGAACTGTAACTTACAAATGGAAACCAAATAATGAATTACCAGAAACATTTGACGCTCATCAGACAGAAAATTTAAAAGATACTTCAACTGTAATGCACGGAATGATTGCACAAGAAGTAAAAGCGGCTTTAGATACTGCGGGCGTAAGCACATTTGGAGGATGGACAGAATCAAGTGATGGGTGTCAAGCTATATCACAAGAAATGTTTATACACCCTCTTATCAAAGCAGTACAAGAACTTTCGGCAAAAGTCGAAGAATTAGAAAGTAAATTAAACGGAGAATAAATATGGCTCAAACAGTAGCAGAATGCTTAACAGCAGCAACAGATAGCGTAACGCTTATTAACGACATCAATACAAATGGTAAAAAATCAGAGTATGTTGGTGGTACAGCAGCAGCTGATACAGAGATGTCACAAGCTGATATAAATGATGTAGTACAACGTAATGTTGACCACTTAGAAATTATATTAGCTTACGAACCTGTGGATTCAGATGATGATACACCTAACGTAAAAGGATCATCTTCAAGTAAAAAGAATGATTGCAGTACAGCTATTACTACAGGTAAAGCATACATATCAGCTAATTCATAATGACTGAAGAAAGAACACAAGAAACTGAAGAACAGTCTGTAGATCCTAGACTACAACAAAGGATTGCATATACAGAGACTTTACAAGCAGAAATTAAGAATCTTCAGGAACAGATTGGACAGTTGCAATATCAACTGGACATACGAGTAACTGCTTTAGTTGCCTATCAAAGCACTTTAGAAATTATAGAAGAACCTAAACCAAACGGAAAAGGAGAAAAAGATGATGTGGATTAATTTATTTATGTGGGTTACAGCTATTATAGCTATAGCTTCACTTGTAGCTGCGGTTACACCAACTCCTCAAGGAGATAAATTATTAGCAAAACTTTATAAAGTTATAGATTTTCTAGCTTTGAACATAGGCAAAGCTAAAGATAAATAATGCCTAAAAAAACCGTAATGGAAGTAGCGGCACATATTGAAAGACACGAAGCAGTTTGTACTGAACGCTGGTTAGAAACTATCCATCGAATAAAACGTCTTGAACTTTTTGTTATTGCTACTTTAGTTACTTTATTACTAAGTGCTGGCGCTATTTTAGCAGAACAATTATTTTAAAATGACAGATGTTAACGAAGTATATTTTTCGTCCAGGGATCAATCGAGAGGGAACAGATTACTCTAACGAAGGTGGCTGGTTTAATGCTAACCTTGTTAGATTTCGTAAAGGACTACCAGAAAAAATAGGTGGCTGGGCTAAAGCAACTTTAAATACTTATCAATCAACTGTTCGAGCTTTGCATGCTTGGGTAGATTTAGCCTTAACTAAATACCTTGGTTTAGGAGCTACTTGGAAATATTACATAAAAGAAGGAGACAACTTTTATGACATCACACCAATAAGACTAACGACTGCTGCAGGGGATGTTACGTTTTCAGCCACTAACGGAAGTTCTACGCTTACGGTAACCGACACAGCTCACGGCGCACAACAAAATGATTTTGTAACTTTTTCTGGAGCAGCAACGCTTGGCGGAAATATAACTGCTGCTGTATTAAATCAAGAATACCAAATAGCAACAGTTGTTAACGCTAATAGTTATACACTTACAGCGAAAGATACTTCGGACGCAACTGTAACTGCAAATGCTAGTGATAGCGGCAATGGAGGTTCTTCCGTTGTTGGTGCGTATCAAATTAACGTAGGTTTAGACGTTTATGTTGAATCTACAGGTTGGGGAGTTGGTACATGGGGAGCAGGTACATGGGGATCCTCTACAGCAGTTACAGCTGCTAACCAATTAAGACTATGGTCACACGACAATTTTGGTGAAGACTTGGTTATGAACGTTAGAGCGGGAGGCGTGTTTTATTACGACATAAGCGCAGCTACTTTAGGAACCACTAGAGCTGTAGCTTTATCAGATTTAGCAGGAGCAAACTTAACACCAACGAAAGCCTTACAGGTGTTAGTCAGTGACGTAGACAGGCACGTAATATGTTTAGGAGCTGATCCTATATCAGGAAGCTCTAGGTCTGGAAGTATAGATCCATTGTTGGTTGCGTGGAGCGATCAAGAAAACGTTACTGAATGGGAGCCATTACCAACAAACACAGCAGGATCTTTGCGTTTATCCGCAGGGTCTCAAATTATAGGAGCACTGCGAGCCAGACAAGAAACCTTAATTTGGACTGACACAGCGTTATATTCTATGAGTTTTATAGGTCAGCCTTTTACTTTTGGTGTTAATTTAGTAAATGAAGGTGTAGGGCTTATTTCTCCGAAGGGTGCAATTAATACTCCTAAAGGAGTGTTTTGGATGGATAAAAAAGGTTTTTACACTTATAACGGTTCTATTCAAGATATACCGTGTACGGTACAAAACTACGTTTTTAGCGATCTTAATGAGAATCAAGCTTTTCAAACTTTTGGCTTTGTAAATAAAGAGTTTGATGAAGTAGGTTGGTTTTATTGTTCAGGAACTTCTACTGTTATAGATAAATATGTAGTATTTAATTACGAAGACGGAACTTGGACAATCGGAGAACTTACCCGAAGCGCATGGATAGATGAAGGTATATTTAATAATCCTATGGCTACTTACACGACCAGCAACGTGGGTTATTTATACAATCATGAAACAGGTAACGATGATGATGGTTCCCCTATGGATAACGTTTTTATAGAGTCTAGTGACTTTGACTTAGCCGACGGAGAAGATTTTCAATCAATTAGAAGAATCATTCCTGATGTAAAATTTACAGGAAGCGGTGGAACTGAGCAAACTATAAATATGGTTGTTAAAACTAGAAATTTTCCAGCAGAAAGTTTATCGACGGCTACCACAGCTACTTGTACAAGCAGTACAGCTAAAATAGATACTCGAATTAGAGCAAGACAAGCAGTTTTAAGAATCGAATCTGATGACGATAATTCTGAAGGAGCTCGGTTAGGTGTGGGATTTAGAGTGGGCGTCACTAGAATGGATGTTCAGCCGAACGGTAGGCGATAGTGGCTAAGATATTAGAGACAAAATTACCAATAGCTATAGGAGAAATATCTCCTGAGACTTTTAACAGGTTGGTTAGAGTTTTAGAGCTAAGTCTTAATAAAGTAGACATAGACTCAACGCTTTCTGTAAACGAAACACAACGTAACGAAAATCAGTTTCAGAAAGGTGACATTATTTGGAACCTAAGCACTGACCAACTACAATTATGGACAGGTGAGCAATGGGTAGATATTTATACGGGAACAGAAAATGGAGTAGAGGGTGTGGCTTCTCTTGGAAAAATTTCTGTCTCAACAAACGGATCAACTACGGTATCAATATTATGAACATAGATGAGTTAGAAAAAGAATTAATACAGGATGAGGGCTATGAATATGAGATTTATTTAGATCATCTTGGCTACCCAACATTTGGAGTAGGGCATCTAATATTAGAAACCGATGAGGAGTTTGGTAAACCAGTAGGTACACCAGTTTCAGAACAAAGAATTAAAGAATGTCTTCGTAACGATATAGACATTGTATGTAAAGAATTAGATAGAAACATGGCGTGGTGGACAGAACTAGATGACGTTCGTCAACGTGTTTTAGCTAATATGGCGTTTAATTTAGGTTTACCTAGATTGAGCAAATTTGTTAAATTTTTAACTGCTGTTCAAGCATCTGACTGGGAAAAAGCTGCTGAAGAGATGATGGATTCTAAGTGGGCTACCCAAGTAGGTAATCGAGCAGTTAGGTTAAAAGAAAAAATGTTAAAAGGAGAATGAAATGCCTGGAATGAAAAAAACTAAATATGCAAAAAGAGGAGGCGCTATGAAGTCCTCTAAAGGTAAAAAAAGAGGTGGCGCTAGAAAAAGAAAAATGACGCGTAAAAGAAAATAAGTGTCTCATCTTATTAGCAATATTCCACATTTTAAATGTTGGGTGAGAAGGGAATTTACTGCTAATCATAGTAATTATCACGGAGAATTTTTGCATGCTATCGCGTTCGCTGTTAATACTATCCCTGACCGTTCGTTAAGTTTTCAAGTTGTGTTTACAGGTTGTGAAACAGAATATGACGACTGGGAAGAGGGTAATATTCATGGAGGCGCTATGTGGGCAAGAATGCCGATACAAGGTTTAGTAGCCGATATTCCTTTAGAAGAATGGGGTGATCCTATGGAAGACCATATAGCGCAACCATGGGATTGTGAATCAAGAGATCATTCTGTAATAGTCATGGATAGAGTTAGTTCTAGCCCATGGCTTTGCAAAATAGATGGAAAGTTTTATACTGGTAAATATATGTTTACTGTAGATTATACAAACAACGAAATAGCGGATTGTCCTGCACAACATAAACAGTCTCATGTTTTATATATAACAGAAGATTGTGAATGGAAAGGTAATTTAGTTGCATTACCGAATAATCGAGTAAGAGCAACAAGTCCTGCATTATGGGTAACTGGAGAAGGAGCACCAGATTTTACTCCTTCACAAACGTTGCATTCTGCAGAAGGTCATGAAAGTTATTTAGATCCCAGTATAACGTTTAATAATTTATATCAGGAAGAATAAGTATGCCAGCAAAAAAGAGAACGACTAAGAAAAAGAGCACTAAGAAGAAAAAGGGCGCAACACCTACTAATAAGGCTCTTTACTCAAGAGTAAAAGCTGAAGCTAAACGTAAGTTTAAGGTTTATCCTTCTGCGTATGCAAATGGTTGGCTTGTTCGGGAATATAAAAAACGCGGAGGTGGGTACCGATAATGGCGAAACCTAAAGGCGGACTAACTGCATGGTTTGGAAAAGGACCGAAAGGAGATTGGGTGGACATAGGCGCACCTAAGAAAAAAGGTAAATTCCAAAAATGCGGTAGAAAGTCCGCCAAAGGTGGGAGTAAAAGAGCATATCCAAAATGTGTTCCTAGATCCAAAGCCAGAAGTATGACACCAGCACAAAGAAAAAGTGCGGTAAAACGTAAAAGAGCAGCAGGCAATCCAGGAGGGAAGCCAACTAATGTTAGGACTTTTGTAAAAAAGAAAAAGAAAAATGGCAAGAAAAAAAGCTAAAGCGATACGCAGAACAACAGGAAAAGGCGGTAATTACAGACCCACTAAAAAAGGTGCTGGAATGACGCGGAAAGGTGTTAAAGCATATAGAAAAGCCAATCCAGGATCTAAACTAAAAACGGCTGTAACAGGCAAAGTTAAAAAAGGCAGTAAAGCAGCAAAACGTAGAAAGTCTTACTGTGCTAGATCACTAGGACAGCTAAAACGTAGCTCTGCTAAAACTAGAAATAATCCTAATTCAAGAATACGTCAGGCAAGGCGTAGATGGAAGTGTTAAATGAAAAAGAAGGGAACTAAAAGAAAAGGACTTTGGGCTAATATTCATGCGAAAAGAAAACGCATAAAAGCAGGAAGTGGCGAACGCATGAGAAAACCTGGATCTAAAGGCGCTCCTAAGAAAAAACATTTTAAACAAGCTAGAACAACAACTAGGAAACGTAAATAATGTATGAATATAGTTGCACAGTTGAAAGAGTGGTCGATGGAGATACTGTCGATGTTACTTTGGATCTTGGTTTTGACATTCTTCATAAGTGTCGCGTTCGTTTATATGGTATTGATACTCCCGAGTCACGTACTCGTAACAAAGATGAAAAGGTTAGAGGAAAAATGGCTGGGGCTTTCTTAAAAGAGGCTATAGAAGACGGAGAAAAAATAGTTATACAAACAAAACTTAAAGATTCTAAGGGAAAGTATGGTAGAGTATTGGGAGATATAGTTGTAGATGATGTCAATATTAATCAACTTATGGTTAAGTGTCATTTAGCAGTAGCTTATCATGGACAATCGAAAGATGATGTAGAAGAGGAACATATGCGTAATAGAGATGTTCTTATAGAAAAAGGTTTATTTAACCCTGAGGAAGTAAAATGAAAATAGGTGGATTATTAAAAAATGTAGTGGGAGCAGTAGCTCCTACATTAGGAACTGCTCTTGGAGGTCCAATGGGTGGAATAGCGGCTAATATGATTTCAGAGGTGTTAGGAGTACCAAATAACCCTAAAGCAATCGAAAAAGCTATAGAGGATGCTACGCCTGAACAGATGCTACAACTTAAAAAAGCAGAAAAAGACTTTGAAATACGGATGAAAGAACTTGATGTAGATGTGTTTAAGCTAGAAGTGGCGGACACTCAAGATGCTAGAAAGACGTTTAGTAAAGACTGGACAGCTCGAATCGTAGGTGTATCTGTGGTTGGTGGGTTTATGGGGTATATATTTTTAGTTACCCTTCAGCCCCCTGAACAAAACTCAGAGGCTTTAATAAATCTTGTACTCGGCTACCTTGGTGGGTTAGCTAGTGCTGTTATAAGTTTTTATTTCGGCGCCTCAAATAAGTCGGATTAATGAAAAAATACATCAAAAAATACCCTATATATTTGTTAATTATATTGCCGTTTTACGTCACAGCTGACCAAACAGGTGACTGTACTGCTGGATCACAATATTGTGAACAAAACAGTTTAGATACAACGAACACGACAACCACAACGAATACAAATACGAATACAAATACGAATACAAATACGAATACAAATACGAATACAAATACGAATACAAATACCAACACATCGACTTCAACTAATACAAACACAAATACGAATACAAATACAAATACGAACACGAACACTAATACGTCAAACAACACTAACGTAAACACAACTACCGCTACTTCAACTGCAACAACAAATAACAGTAATACAAACGTTAATACGTCAACGTCTACGGTTAATTCAACTGTTAATCAAAATGTGAATAACACAACTGTTTCAGAGAATACAAACACAAACAATAATACAAATACGAACTACAACGAATCAACATCTGAGTCGAACGTAACAACGGACAACACAAATACGAACAACAACAATACTGTGTCGGACAACACTAATAGAAATATTAATGAATCGAATACTACTCAGACTATAAATCAAAATGTTAAAACAAATGCTCCCCCTGCTTCTGCTATTGCTCCTAGTATCATGTCTTACTCACAAGACCTATGTACCACAGGAGTATCAGGTGCTTTTCAAGGACAGGTTTTTGGTTTATCAGGCGGTAAAGCAGTCAGGGATGAAAACTGTGAAAGATTAAAGCTATCTAAATATCTATACGATACAGGCATGAAAGTGGCTTCTGTAGCTATACTTTGCCAAGATACAAGAGTTTTTAAAGCTATGGAAATGGCTGGTACACCATGTCCGTATAAAGGTGAAGTTGGGAAAAAAGCATCTATAGCTTGGACAGAAAATAAATTAGATAGACCTGACTATGAAGAATTAAAAGCGCAGTACGTTAAAAAATGTAAAACTACTCGTAATTCAAAAGGTAAAAAGAAATCAGGAAGAACGTGTGTTGAAGAATTTTTGGCTAGTTAATTGTTTACTACTGTTTAATAGTTTACAAGCAAACTACACTTACGAGGCTAACCAACCATTATACGACCTACACCGTAACGCTAATAATTTTCAAGGAGAGTTGGCGTATGAAGTTGTAGATGATGGTATCTCTCCTGCGATTGATCTTTCTTTTAATTTTACTTTTTATGGCTCAACTTTTTCACAAGCAAGAATGGCAACAAATGGCTGTTTGCATTTTGGCAATAGTGGTAGCTATTGCTCTGACTACACTCCAGACCCTATTAATGGGCAACACACTTACACACTATATCCCTTTTGGACTGATCTAATTAGAGACAATGACGCTCGTATGAAATCTTGGGGAGACTCTAGCAAGATGATATTTGGTTGGTATGAAATGCGTGAATACAATCGTGCATCTGATAATAGTTTTGAAATTATACTTTGGAATAATAACTCTTTTGATTTTCGTTACAGAGAATTAGACATTATCAACCATGATGTTTTGATTGGTGAGGTAGGATCTAATAAAGATAATTCATATACTTATCTATACCATGACGAGTGCAACACAGGAACTACTAACTCCAGCTCATGTGTAAATCAAGACTGGAACAACAGCACATTTAACACCTCACTAGAAAATGGCGGTTCTTTGTATGGATCTGGTAG